TCAGCGATGGTATATGGCTTGTCGGCCTTGAACGCGCCAACGGTTTCGTTAATTAAATCATTACCAGCATCGCTGGCAACAATTGAGTGAATGTGGCCTAGTGAATCATGGTCAACCGATTCAATCACCATTTGGTGGCCGTTGCCTTCTTCATCTTGATACATGATGAAGTTGGTTGCTTTAGCCATCTCATTGACTGCTTGTTCCTGATCAGTCGTGAAGTGAATATCAAGAGAAAGCTCGACCGCAGGACGATTGTCAACACTTTGTGTTTCTATATCGTTGTCAATTCGCCATTCGCCTTTGCCATCAGTCGACCCAACACCCAAAATGTTTGATTTTCGATCTGCAAAGTAATACTCCATTTATAGCCAGGCCTCCCTTATCTCGACTTCACATGCAAATGGTTGTGCCCAGCTTGATGGCATGAGCTGAATGATGGTATCTCCGGGCGGTAAAAGAAACTTGTCCCACTGGTTGCCTAATGTATGCAAGGTGCGATCTTCATTGCCATTGAAATAAGTTTTGGTATTAGCCACATCAATTGTAATTACATCGCCATTGCTGAAGCGATTCCTAATATCTGTATACCAGCTTACGTTCTGCCATTTAACGGTAGACGCAATTAGATACATAGTCGATTCGCCCCATGTCTTGTCTCGCATAAACCATGCTGAAAATTGCTTGGTCTCGACACTAGCAGCGTCCGCAAAAGTGAATTGACGGGTAATAGTCGTCTCTCGTCCTCGATTGCCAACCCATGGTGACACTCTAAAAACAACCGAATTACCAAATTTCTGCAATTCCAGCTGAATGAACTTGTCGTTAGTGAAGATATTGCGATCCAACTGTTCATTGACAACTAGCTGATTTTTGTAGTAACACATCCACCATATTTGGTCAGACAGTGCACTATTGTCTTTCAGTATCATCTGAAAGATTGGCTTACCATCACTTTCTAAGGTTGTTTCGAGTGAACCAACCTGTGAGACACCAGTTTGAAAACGTGTCATGACGTCCCAAGTTAGGTTACTCGTAAAGTTACCGTTATGTGTCTGAGCAAGGTTGTGTTTGATTGAAGGCCCATTCCAATACTTGTGGTCGCCAGTAATGCTGGGCCAATTAGGCTCAACCTTCCAGCCATCATAGCTGTCCTGTGTCCAAATTGCATTACCAATCTGTTCATTTGGCGTCCTATGGTCACCACCCCAGTAAAGATTATTGGAAGCTGCTTGATTATCCATGTGCGAGCCTTTAACGGCTGTCAAATTCAAGGCAACTTCACTTTCCTCACTGGTATAGCCATCAATTTCTTCGGGGTTGCCAAATTGAAGAACGCCACCATTGCTATTGGCAAATCCTAGAAAGCCGTTGTCTGCATGCATGGTTGCCGTAATAACTGGTTCAACAGGATAAGTGCCGCCATTATGAACCGTGATGGTGTTGGTATAGTATTCAGGATCTGCTGGGTTAGGCGACCAAGGAGAAGCAGTGGTGCCTAGCTCAAGTTTATAATCCGAGACGGTTACAACAACCTTTAAATCAGATGGTGTATAATCTTGCCCCATTGCTCCAGCATAAATCCAAACATCGTAAGATATTCCGTCATCTGGTGTCGTGAATGTCAAGGACTGCCGTTTACCCGTATTTGCATCTAGGGTCTTAGCCACAGCTGCATGATCTCCGGAGGCTTGGAAAATACGAATGCCCCATTGCTCCGCGGATTTATCAGTTGTCTCGGCAGTAGCTAAAGCCGAGAAAGTATAAGTCTCATTGTTTTTTAAACCAGAGTATATTCTATTACCGACCCAACTGGGATAGTCTGGATTGTCTTCTGGTCGTTTGATCACTTGTTGAGTAGAGCTATTTGGTATTAGGTTAGTGCCACCAAATTTGTCGGACTTGTATGGCGTGTTGTCAGCCGTCTGCGTGGCTACCGAGTGGGCAACGCCATCGGGAACCAGAAAATTAATAGTACCAGTGCCAAGAAAATAAGCTCGGTCCATGTCGATCTTGCCGTCAACTTTTGCATACCAAAATTCATCAGGGCGATCATCAATGATTAGCTTCTGAACATCCGTGCTATACAGTAGTGGCGCTAACTGCCGTTCAAATTCACGACGAGATAGCGCCACAAAATCATAAGTTACTGGAATGATTCTAGACTTAAGACGACTATTGATAAGCATCTCACCATCGCTAATTCCAACAGAATGGGAAGTGTTTTCAATCTCTGATGTAATTCCCCTAGCAGCACTAAACTGCAGAACGGAACTACCAATCTTACGTCCTCCAAATATCAAGTTCGCCAATTAATAAACACCCCTTCCATGTCTTTCTCTGATTGTGTTTTGCTTATCCAGCTCATTAATTGTTGGGTACAACCATTTGCCGATTTCGCGGTTATTTTCAAGCACTACTTTGCCTTCAGTACGTTGTGTATGATTAATCTGATAAATTGTTAATTCGATCAGTCTTGCTAGCAAATCCTCAACACGACTATTGCTACCACTAGAAATACTGGTAACAAAGGTTTGCGGATTCAATTGGTTTATTCTATTAGCAGCGCCTCCGAAGTCTGTGGTGCCACCAGCAAAACGTGGAATCGAGTAGTTTCTTGCGGACTGCATGGCAGTTTCAATTTTTGTATGTCGAGGAAGTGGTAAGGTAACATTTCGCCCATATGCCACAAATTTTGCTCCATTTGGTAGTGTGACGACCTCTTGATAACGAGTGCCAGATGCGTCGTTAATAGTTGCTAATCCACCGGTAAAGTTTTGAGTGCCTCGTGCAAACTTGCCACTGTTCAAAAGTCGTTGTACAGCGGGATCAATATCTGCACTAATCCTGAATGTTTTTGTGATGGTAGCATTGCCACCGAATGCAGCAACCGCATTAACACCAATTTGTGACGCTGATGAAACACCATCTGCGTTACCATTGAAAAACATCATAATCGGTACTTTGCTGTTAAACGATGTTATGCTACTTTTACCTGACTTAGATGCTCCATCAACGCTTCCCGAATTTCCTTGGAAGAAACGCATGAGAGGATTTGTAGCGTTGAAGCTGCCTATTTCTTCCTTTCCTTTTTCCGCATGATTTGTCACGCTGCTTGAATCGCCGGGAAACAGTTTTAATCCCGGCAATACCTCGTTATACTTAGCAATACTCGTTCCGCCTGAAGATGATTCATGTTTAACCTTACTTGCATCGGCAGGGAACAGTTTTAATCCCGGTAGAACTTCGTTGTATTTCTGAATGCTCCCTTTGGCTTCTTCTGTTTTTCCAAGCACATCAGTATTATTTGCTTTTAGCCCTTTTTCGTTGGGGTTCTTAAACAAATTATATTGATCAATTGCAACTCCAGCTTTTTCCAATTTTGTACGAGCATCGGAATCGTTCATCAACAGACTTTTGGTAGAGTTTGGAAGGCTGTTCCAAAGACCGTATTTAACAACCATATCGGCTAAGTCGGATTTGCCTTTGGTCTGCATAATAGCAGTTTTTTCTTCTATTGATAGGCCATTCCACTCTCCGGCTTTGATCATGGCCTGGACTAAGCCTGCAGAAGCCTTATCTTTAACGATTGCTTCTAGCTGGCCAAGAGTTAATCGATTCCAGTCATTTGCTTTATCAATAGCAGCTATCAAAGAGCTGGTATCGCCCTTTGCTACAGCCTTGATTTCTTTTGGTGTAAGTGTATTCCACAAATTTAGCTGATCAATAATATCAGCGATGTCTTGCTTGCCAAAAGAAACTAGGGTTGCATATTTCTGCGTATTTGGAAGCTTGTTCCAAACTCCCATGTCAAAAATGATGTCTTCAAGATCTTTCTTGCCTTTAGCATTGACAATCGCTTCTTGAACTTTTAAGTCGAGCTTCTGCCACTCGCCGGTTTGCTGAAGTGAAGATACTAATGGCACTGTTGCTTTATCCTTAACAATGGCTTCTTGCTGTTTCAAGGTGAGATTGTTCCAGTCTCCACTCTTGACTAAAGCATTTACTAAAGGCGTGTAATCGCCCTTCACAATTGCTTGCTGATCCTTAAGCGACAGACTATTCCAGGAAACAAACTTATCCATAATATCAGCAAGTTGCTCGCGTCCCTGAGTACAGATAATTGCATTCTTTTCGGGAACGCTCAATTTCTGCCATTGTTCAGATGATGCCAGCGCTTCGACAATCATTTGCTTGGCATTTGATGTAATCTTGGCGTACTTGAGGTCAAAGACAAGTTGCTTCCAACCTTTTTTAGTGCTGGCCGTATCTTTCAACACTTCAGGAAGATTTGTTTTAACTTTTCCTGTTTTGGTGTCAAATACAAGATTGTTCCAGTGGTCACCTGCCTGTTGCGCAGCTTTGCCAAATCCTTCAGTTGCCGCCGCAAAGTCGCGATTACTCTTGACGCCTTTCGCCATAGCATTTTCGTAACTATTCATCGCAGACTCTGCTTGCGATGCTGTCAGATGAAAGTCAGTTTGCAGTTCCGCTAGCATTTCGGAGCGAGACGTTCCCTGTGCTTTCATGGCTTGGATAGCACCGGCATAGAGGCTCTTCATCTTATTCTGGTGATCGCGTTCTAAACCTTCTAAAGCAACGTGACGCATGGTCGCATCATTATTGAATTCTTCATTAATTTTTGCTTGTTGCGACTTGTATGCACTGTTTTCTTTGTTAGCAGCGTTCCACATATCTTGATACTGCTCTAGGGCAGCACTCTTAGACATTCGTGTTCTCTCACCAAGGACAGCTTTGAGCACATTATTCTGTTGTGATCCAGAAATCTGTAGCGTCTTGACAGCCAGTGCGGCATTTTTACGACGGTAGTT